AGACACTGGAAGGTTTCCAAAGAGACGGCCAAGCTCGACTGCCTGATGGTATTGGGCGACACGACGATTGATCATGTCAACGACAGTCTCAGTGACTTGCTTTTGCTTTTCGCTGATGCGGTCATCTTTTGGCGCAGGCTTGACCACTGTGCTTTCTTTGAACACACGGCGAAGCTCAACCAAACGAGCCAGATCAGCGCGGAGATCGTCTTTAAACAAGCGGGTGTGCTTGTCGCGGATTTGGTGAAGGTCGTAAGGGACTGCCCAGTAATCTTCATCTGTGGCGCGAGTCTCAGGCGCAAGCTGCCAAGTCTGGTTGGTATTGCGAACAGTTTCATAAGCGAGGTTCAAGTAACCCAGAGCCTCTTTCTGGTGAGCCTTGGCGGCAAAGGTGCCGTCCTCTTGAAATTGGTTCCATGCTAAGTTGATATAGTCTTGAAGCGTTTTCATTGGGTCTCTCCATTTTTTGAGTTTTTGATCTTACACAATACATATAGGCATTCTGATCGGAGATACAATAGCAAAATACAAATTAAATATATTTAATTAATATACAGGGGGAATATATGGGGGGAAATAGGGGAAAGCCAAAATGGGCGACTTTCCCCCGATGCAAGCTATGCTGCGATTTGATATAGCCAGCAATTCATGTGGCCTTTGCCCCCGTTCCTTGATCGGACGTGAGCTTTTTTAATGACCAAACCAGCGTCAACAGCGTGGCGAATTGTTCCACACACATTGTGAGAGTTCTTCTTCAGCAGCCTTGCAATGTCTTTGCTAGTCATTGGCCCATGTTTTTCTAGCGCCCTCAAGATCGGCGTAAACGCGCCAGTGTCTGTGCGACTGCGTTTTTCCCCCCTATCGCACGGCAGCGGTGGCCGCAGAGGCTTGCCGTTTGGGCCTTTCGTTCTCGCTTGCAGTCTTTCAAATTCTAGCCATTTATTCATCTGTTCTCTCCCTCAGATTTCATAATTGTTTTGTCTCAGTCCACTCACAAAGTTTTTCAGTTCCTGTCGCGCCAACCAGAGATCGTTCTGTGCATCTGGAACTGGGCTTGTGCGATAAGCCTCCCCCTCTAAACGATCCACTTGGCCTCTCAAATGTCGCAGTTCAGCCTCATGGGCTGGCGTTAGTTTTTTCACTCCTATCCTCCTTTAGTGGTTTTTTTGATTTTCATTCCGTAATTGTTTACACCGACAGGAATTTTAAAACCGTCAACGTAGCAAAATTTATTTTGCTTAAACGGTCTGTAATTTACTTCATGGTGCCAGCGGTTAAATTTCCAAACCACTTTTGCTACGTCTGGATGCAAATCTTCAATCATCTGGCTCTTGGGTTTAGTGCCTTCGTGCGCGTAAAACTCTTCTGTATTGCCGCCAGACAACGTCTGTGTGGTGGCCTTCTCTTGCTGAAAGGCGTTGTACTGCACAGTGCAATGGCCGTCTTTTAGAACGCGCAAAGACAAGTCTGTATCTTCATTGTATCGACCCCTCCATCGATAGGGGATATTGTTCTGAATCAGCAGGCAAGAATAAATGCGCGTGTTCTTGACAAACGCTGGCAGAGGTTCTTTCGCTTTCACGAAAAAATCATAGCAAGGCCCAGACAAATACACATTTTTATAGCGATCTGCAAAATCTTCCATTGCCCGAAATATTGTTCCTGACGTGACTTTAATCAAAAGATTTCGGTTCAGCCTGTGGAAATATGCAATGTTGTCATCCATCACCCAATGTCTAGATGCTCCCAAATCAATTGCATGATCCCAAGCAAAATTACGAGCGGCCCCCGGGCCTTTTGATCTGCTATCTCCAAGATCATCGCACGTATCATAGTCGAGAAGATATTTTGTCGGAAGCACAAGACATTTATCTGCACCAACTTCAGCAGCGTACATTTCAAGCTGGCTGGCTTCGACAATGATTTTGTAAGGCACACCCATCCAATCAAGCGCCTTGCTTGTTAGTCGGCTCTCCCACCGCCCCTTCGATACAATATAAACTGGATACTTAGGGTTCATCGATATATCGCTTATCAGACGTAATCCTGTGATCCATTTTTGGATACCAACAGGCTTTCTGTTTTGGGCTTATCGCCTGACCCATCAATTCTTTAAATCGCATGAAATCTTCTTGATTTCTAAAGCGAACATTAATTGCGTGATATGGACGTAAATCTTCCTGCACATACTCTGGCATCCCGTGCCATTCTGATTCCCAATCTGTCTCCAAGTCTTCAAACAAACTATTTTGCATCCAAAAACTCCAGCACTTGCTTCGACGCATCGCTTGCGCCCTTTCCAACGATTACAGTGTGGCCCACTGATCTCAGATATTCGATAACTTTTTTCTGGTCGGGAGACAGCCTGCCGCCCGTGGCCCTCTTCATTTCCACCCACAAATTGCAGGCAGGGATGTACAAGTCTGGTATCCCCCGTGTGACCCCTTCGGCCTTCAGCCGTGTTGCCACGCTAATCGATCTCTTCTCACCGTTGGGGATAGCAAAAATCAAAGTGTGCGGATATTTGGCCCGAAACCAGTTCACAAACCCCACCTGTTCGCTGTGTTCAGAGTGCTTAAAACGGTATGTCTTCGACACCCCAGTCAGCGATTGGGCCTTCTTGCGTCTCATACTTTCTCTCCACTTTCGTGTAATCAAACTGCACAACCTCAAAATATTTCGGATTGTATGTCGAGGGTTTTATTTTGATGCGGCTGGGCCAGTTCCAGAAATGACATTCATCCATCGCCTCGTCGGTTGTGTCAGCCCCAGAGGCCAGCAATGACCGCCGCGCCTGATATCTGCTGGCCGCATAGCCACCATGATCTGGGCAGAGCCATTCGTTTACAGATCGCAACCCAGCGTAATACGTCACCTTGATTGAATCAGGTTTGCCCTCCTTGCGGTGGCGGTGATAAAGGACGCTGTCTACGTCCACCCATTCGGCCTTCACTTGGCCCGACAGCATGGCCCCATCGTAACTTTTAGAGCCGTGATTTAATGTGCGAGGTGGGAACTCATGGCCGCAAACGTGGCACTGCAACGCCGCCGCAGGACACATTGTTTGGCAAGCCTCGCACTGCTTGACGGGTGCCGCACCCTCTTCTGCCTTCGCAGATTTATCCTTGGGCTTTACCTTATCAATAAATCCATGCCGCTCAACATTGGCTCCAAAATCAAGCACCAGACAATCAGTCTTTCCTTCGGCAATCCTAGTGCCGCGCCCAATCATCTGGACATACAGCCCCGTAGACGCTGTGGCCCTGACCAGCGCAACAACGTCAACAGCAGGATGATCAAATCCAGTGGTCAGCACGTTCACATTTATCAAGCATTTAATTTTACCGCTCTTAAAATCGGCAATGGTTTTCTCGCGCACTTTGTTGCTGTCGCCGCCAGTGATCACAGCGACCTCAATGTCATGGTAATCAAACTCATTTGCCAGCATATGCGCGTGATCGACGCCGCTGCTAAACACCAGCCAACTTTTGCGATCCTCGCTCAGTTCCACAATTTCTTCAACAGTCTTCCGCACCAGTTCGGGATCAGACGCAGCAGTGGCAAGGTCGCTCTCAATAAACTCACCGCCCCGCTTTTTTACGTTGGTCAGATCAATTTGGTTCAGACCGCCCTTCGATATGACAGGCGACAGGTAGCCCTGCTCCATTAGCATGTCGATTGGAATGTCATAAGCGATACCGTCAAATATAGCGCCCTCGCCTTTGTGCAAATACCCTGTGTCGAGCCGATACGGCGTGGCTGTCAGGCCCACCACTTTAATCGCGGGGTTGCACACTTTCAGATCGGCAATAAACCTGTTGTATCGCGTCTCAGTATTTTTGGGCAGCATGTGCGCCTCATCGATCAAGATCAGGTCTGGCGCAGGGATGATGTCATAGGCGCGTTCCCAGACGCTCTGAATGCCAGCAAAGGTGATCGGCCTGTCCAACACCTTCTGTTTCAGCCCCGCACTGTAGACCCCGTAATCAGCCTCTGGATACATTTTCAGCAGGCCATTGGCCCCCTGCTCCAGCAACTCTTTTACATGCGTCACAATCATTACCCGTGTGCCAGCAAATGACATAGCGTCCTTTACGATCTGCGCTATAATGGCCGTCTTGCCCGACCCCGTTGGGGCCACGATCAATGGATTATCTCCCGACTTGCCTGCCCAATAATTGTACAAGCCATCGACAGCTTCTCTTTGGTAATCGCGTAATTCAAATGTCATGGGACAGAACTCTTTCTTCACGTTGACTTTTCTTCATCAAACAAATCACCCAAGGCCGCTGTGCGAAACAGCGCGGGTTCGTGGGCTAATCTTTTCATTTGTTTCGTTTCAAAAAACCCAATGTATTGCGGATTGTTTATCATAAACAGGCGTGTAAACAGGGCAATGAAGTCGTTAGATATTTTGTAATCATCCCCTTTTGTCACGATAGAGCTTTCCCATCGTACTCTGTTAGCAATTAGCCACCCGCTTAGTTTTAAATGACCCCTGTAAATGGCTTGAAGAGTATATCGTTCAAACAACCTGTAAAACTCAGGGTTTAAATTGTGCCATCTTAACCACTTTCTCCCCAAGCGGCTTTTGTTTAACATTTTAAAAAATTCATCCTCGGTCATTGCTTTTCTCCAGTTGCAATCTTTCCCAGAAAATCATCAGCATCCTTCTGTGCTTCCAATATTTTCTCTTGGGTCATAATCGGGACACCTATTTCGTCAGCATCCAAATCGGCTGAGATGTTATCTGCAACATTGTTTGACACACGATCTTTTATTTTATGCCATTCCAAATTTAACGCAAACATGCCAAGCAGCACTGTAAAGATGCAGGCCATTTCTTCTTGCTCAATTTCGTCAGGCAAGGTTAAGTACAGAGCATTCACGATATCCATCATTTCATCTGGCGTCTTCATTCAAAAAATTCCTTCAACCGTTTGTTGGCATCCAATTTAATCTGATCTTCGTAAGTGTCGTAAGACCATTTTGTTTGAGAGATTTCTGACTCCAAGTAATTAATCATGTGATTGATCGATCCTTGCAGCGCATAGTGATCAACAGCAGGGAGAAGTTGAACGCTTAACAATGGACGCCTTACTAAAAAAATAGCATTTCTTGCGGCATTGAGCGGAAACGTAATATTTGTTATTTCAGTCACTAAACCTCTCCCTCAATTCTTCGCTGTTGTCTTGATTACGAATGACGCCCTGTGGGGTCTGATACTCAACGAAATCATCGCCAGCGTCTATGATCTCCCAATCGTCAGGCACCATAAACGGATTAAACAGGTGGCCCCCCGCGCCCTCCTTGCGGCTCCAAGTGCCGTCTTTTTCTGGGGTGCTGTGAGCGTCCGTCCGATCATTAACCTCTGGTAGTTCACCGCCGTGGCAAATTGGAATGTACGAGCAAAAACGACAGGCAAACTTGGATGGGTCGTGGCTAATTTTGCTGGGTGGCTTTTCATCAAAAATGATATTGCTGGCCTTGCTGATCAACATCTCACCCTCGGCCCGATCCCGCTTGATCCGCTCAGAGTAAATCTCATCGTTATTTTTATTCACGGCAAAAAAATAGCAGCGATCAATGTCAGCCAAGTGCATACCGACTTGGCACTGCGCCCAGTAGATCGGCTTGCTGATCCTAACGCCCTTCATCTTGGTTTGGGCAAACGACTTGTCGTTCATTGTCTTGAACTCCAGCGTGTGCGGCTCTTTGCTTTCTGGAAAGCCAATGCCAATGCCGTCTAGGCTCAAAGCAAAGTGACCCCCGCAGGCCGTGTAATTTATCTGTCGGCCCGTTTCTGGATCGACCTCCCACACCTCAACGCCAATCGCCCGAAGGTTTGCCACTATCCGCTCTTCCTCGCGGTCACCCGTTTCAAACAGGCGCAGCATACGCCCCTCAAAGCTCTGTGAGAGCGCGTGGCGAAACTGATACCACAATGCCCGACTGCACGGGTTGCCTATCTGTGAGCCGCCCAGATGCGCCCTGTGGCCGTTATCGCGGCTGGCCTCGTAGTGTTCGTAAATGGCCTTGACCGTGGGCGATGGATTGTATTTTTCAAGGTTCATCTTGGCTCCTCTCTATTTGTAAAATGGGGCAGCAAAAGCCGCCCCATCGCAAAATAGATTATCGCTTCCAAGGTGGCGTTGACGATGCCGCTGAAGCCTCCGCAGGGGCCGCTGTAGCAGCACCATTGGTTTTGGCACCTGAGTAGCCCTTGATCTCATTAGAGGCGCTGTACTGTCCGTCTGCGGCCTTGACTGCCACCTTCACCACCAAAGGCTTGTCGTGCAACTCGCTGCTGTCTTGGGGCGTCATAACGCCCGTTGCGTGGCATATGGCCGACAGAGTGCGCTGTGCTATGTCAACTGCAATTTGATTGGGGTTGTTTAAATTCAACCGATCTATCAATTTGCGTCCAGCGTACTGGCCCTCAACAATCTCCAGCCCAAGCTGCAAATAGCTGCCAGTCATCGCCTTGGTTGGCTTCTCCTCGCTTTCGACAATCACTGCCGAATAGTTTCCCGCTGGTAGCGGCTCATAGGTTGCGGCTGGTTCAATAGTCGCTGCGTTAAAACCATTTAGTTCCATGTGATTTCCTTTCTCACTCTGCTACAAAATCTGCAAATGGGTTACGGTCAAACGTGAAGGCCAGAGGCTCACTGATGTTAAACCGATTTTTCGTTACGCTCGACGCCTGTGGGTGGCAGATGATCTCCCGCTCCCCCGTCGAAATCGCACGTTTCTTGTCGCCGTCACCGCCACGAACAAATGTCTTCAGCCTAATCAAGCCGACCAGATCGACGTTGTCGGTATAATTTGGCAGTGACCTCTTGTGCATACGCACGGTGTATCGTGCGAAGGCGTCCAGATCGGGGAGGTCGAGCATCTCAGTATCGGCATGACCGATAAAGATGACGTTCATTCCCTTCTCATACGCGAGTGATCCCGCCCAGTCCCTAATCTGCCTGTGCTTCTCAGCGGCTGCACTGTATCCTGCGCCGTAACCGCCGCCAGCCTGATTAATCGACTTGGCCTTGGGGTCAGCCGCGACAATCTCTGCTTCAATCATCGTGCCAAGCTGGGTGATCGAATCAATTACCAAGGTTTTGTGGTCGTGCTTCTGAGTTGCAAGCGCCTCAATAGCGTCCAGCACGTCCTGTGTGGACGTTGCCAATGGAAACAGGCTGACGTTGTCATTGCCTGCCAGACTGGCTGTGCCGTCCTCCGTCCGAATGAACACCGGGCTTTTGAACATAGCAGCCAATGTAGTCTTCCCCATTCCACCCTCGCCAAACAGAGTGCAGATGATAGGTCGCTGGCCTGATGGCTTGCTCAATGTTTTAAGATCAATTGCCATTATAATTCTCCCATTCTACCTGTGCCATACTTTTTCTGTCTGCTGCCAACGATGACATCTCTTTCAAAATTGCCTCTTGAGTTTCAACAACGTGCAAAAAATCGTATCCATCATGAACGTAATTGAAGATCAACAATGATTTATTGCCGTTTAAATCTTTATCATCACCGCCCCATGATTCTATCATTTTAACGTGATCTAAATTAACAGCGACAACATTTGTCCTTCCTACAGCTTTTGATCGCAAACGAACCCAACATGCCATTACTTAATCCTCCATGCTCTGAAACTTTCATCTTCCTGCTGTTGGCAACGCACCAATAGACCCATGCGCTTCGCTGTATTTCTGATGCTGGTAGCTTGCGTCTGGCTCTCAAGCAGAACACTGTCGCCAACTTCCATTTGACCTAGCAAGTCTTTCCACTTGCCTGATCTGTCCCGTGAGGGTGCCGTCATTGGCACCCCCTTTTCGATCTTAAACATTACCAATCTCCCTTAAATACGAGGGCAAATACCTCGTCCAAAATTTCATCCATGCTGCGGTTCATTTGCAAACTCCAAGTCTGGGTGGTCGCGCCACCGATTTAATTTACGCTCTAGCTTAATCTGTGCTGGGCTTTTGTGGTCACCGTTCATGACAGTGACACACGCTATCGCAGAGATCAGCATCTCTAGCTCGACATCAGTCAGGCGCATTAAAGCACTTCAACCTTGACGCCGATTTTGCCAGCTTTGGTTTCAAAGGCAGGCGCGATCTTGGCCCACAACTTTGGCTCATTAGCCAGCAAGTAACGACAGCCAGCGGCATCCGCGCTGATTGTGTGTTTGACTGGCTGCAAATGTTGGGGTATTTTTTTCGATACTTTGTCCCACACAATAGCATCAACTTTACGGCTGACAGGCTGTGTCAGCGTAACTTTGTGGCCTTCAGTTTTGTGCGAGATGCTGCCCTCGTCTTTGACTTCTAGGGCCGCTGCGATCTGCTCTTCAATCGCGTGGCGCTTTGCGGTCAGCGCCTTCTCTTGAGCTTTGATATCCAGCCAATCGGCGGCAAGAATATCGACATTGATATTGTCCATTTCGTTCTCCATTTTTTCACATTCACTTTTTCTACGAGCCGATCTTTACGAAATTTATTTTATGGTGTAAAGCCTTTTTTTGAAAATATGTAAAAAGGAGACTACAATGGACGATATGATACCTCTTGAGACCATACGGGACGCCCTGCAAGATCGACGTTTGACGGTTGTGGCAGAGAAATCTGGACTGTCGCACCCCACCGTAAAGGCCGTGGCGACAGGCAATGAACGAATCAGTCTGAACACTTGGAGGAAATTAAGCGATTATCTCACCGTCTATAAATAAGAAGGTCAAAAAAAATGACAATAAAAGTGGAAGAGTATTGCGAAAAGATGGGTTTTTTCTTGGTCACAATCCCAGCAGGGACTAAAGGCCCGACCCGCTTTGGCTGGCAGAAACCAGAGCAGGCACTGTCTGATCCAGAAGCGGCCAGAAAATATTACGAGCAGAACCCAACGCACAACGTGGGCTTGCTTCATGGGGCGTCTGGAACGTGCGCCGTGGACATCGATCATGTGGAATACACCAAGCTGATCTTTGAAGAACTGGGCATCGATTTTTCAGAGCTTATGCAGTCGGCACCCCAGATTATTGGGCGCGAAAATCGCGGCAAGCTAATCTTCAAGGCACCGCCCGATTTAATCACCCACAAAATATCGTGGCCCGTTGAGGGCGATCCCAGAAAAACCGAAGTGGTCTTTGAGCTTCGCGCTGGGGCCGTGCAGGATGTCCTGCCGCCATCGATCCACCCAGACACTAACCGCCCATACGAGTGGGCTGGTCGATCTATCTTCGATGGCTTGCCAGACCTACCGCCCCAGCTTCTCACAATCTGGCGCGAGTGGGATAAATTTCGGCCACAGATGGTGGCGATCTGCCCTTGGCGGCGTGAGCCAGAATTTCAGCCACCCAGAAGGCCAAGGCCAAAGGGTGACGGCACGTCAGTCATCGACGCCTTTAATGAGGCGCACGATATGCACAGCCTGTTAAAACAGTACGGCTATAAACAAACCGCCAAGGATCGCTTCCTATCACCCAACTCCACGTCCAAACTGGCGGGGGTCAAAGTATTTGATGATGGCCGCGCCTACAGCCACCATGCCAGTGACCCGTTTGATTCGGCCCACAGCTTCGATTGCTTTGAGCTTTGGTGCCAGTACGAACATATGGGCAATGTCACCAAGGCGGTTAAAGACGCCGCTGCGTTTCTCAACGTGACCAACAACCCAGATCACGAATATGATGAAGAGGCGATTAAGCACGGCGCAAAAGTGGCGGCATCAATTATGTCCACGCCAGCAGCTAAGACAGAGCCTTTGGGTAATATCCCAGATCACTTGCTCAGTGTACCGGGCGTACTGCAAGACGTGGTCAATTATTACTCTGTCACCGCCATCAAGCCACAGCCCCAGTTTGCTGTTCAAGCGGCTCTGGCATTCGGCTCAACAGTAATGGGCAGGCGCTGGGTGACAAACCAGCGGAACTTCTCCAGCCTGTATCTGCTCAACATTGGTGAGACTGGATCGGGCAAAGAACACAGCAAGACCGTACTGGAGCGGCTGCTTGAAGAGGCGGGGCTAGATGAATTGATCGGGCCAGCAGGCTACACCAGTGGGGCAGGGGTGATGTCCACCCTGACTAAAAAACCAGTTCACGTCAGCGTGATTGACGAGATGGGCCGTATGCTCAAGTCAGCAGCGGCCACGGGGATGCAGCACAAGGCTGACGCCCTGACCAGTATAATGGAGTCCTTCGGACGTACAGACGGCGTCATGCGGCAGCAAGGCTACGCCACAAACACAATGAAGGCGTCTGAGGCCGAAAAGCTGGAGAAAGTGGTCAGGCGTCCATCACTGACGCTGGTGGGGATGTCCACGCCCAGCGAATTTATGAAGGCAATCGGAGGGGGCGATGTGGCGTCTGGGCTGCTGAACCGCTTTCTAATCGTGAAGACAGATATCGGCGTCCAGCTATCGCAGGAAATTACAACGTCCACAATTTCAGAACGGCTGAAGTCTTGGGCCAGCGATCACGCTAACGCCGTTAACGGGACACTAGACCCCGGATCAACGCACGATGTGCCGCCCTCACCAATGGAGGTGGCATTCACACCAGAGGCCAAGGCGATCCTACGGCGCTACGAGGAGCGGCTGGTGGACGCGATAAAGAAAGAGGCAGGCACTGGGCTGGAGGCCATGTACAATCGATCACGCGAGATCGC